GGGAAACCGCTAGAAGATGGCGATGAACCGCTGATCGGCGATCTGATCATTAAGCGGGAACCGCTATTAACTGACGTGAAAGAAGGTCGCAAGAAGGAAGTCAGTTGCGGATATGCCTACGAAATCTACCTAGACGGCAAAACAGTAGTTCAGCGTAACATCATGGTCAACCACGTCGCAGTGGTCAACAAGGGGCGTGCAGGTCCAAGCGCACGGATTTACGATTCCGCACCCCAAGTTTCTGAAGTTTCTCAAGATTCGTCCGCCGAAAGCGGCGATAGCAAGGGCCGAGCTGGAGCCGAGGCCCGAATCAACGATGCGGCGTCTGATCCCGCAAGGGAAATTCCGCAGGCGCAGCAATCAAAACCGGGAGCGGTTCCGCCGGTCACAAAAACAAAGGAGCACAAGCCTATGAGTCTCGCAAAGCTGTTCGGACTCGGCCTCAAAGCCGCAGCCCAAGACGCCGAGACCAAGCCCGAGGAACTTGCCGCGATGGCTTCGGAGTTCGCGAAGTCGGACGACAAGAAGACTGACGACAAGCGGGCTGAGGACAAGGCGGCTGAAGACAAGAAAGCAGCCGAGGACAAGGCAGCCAGGGACAAAAAGGCTGCCGAAGACAAAGCTGCCGAAGACCGGCGCCGCGCGGAGGATCACAGAACCGACGACCGCCGCAAAGCGATGCACGACGCTCTCGACCGGATGCTGGCCAAAGAGGAAGAACTCGGCGGCGGGCACGAGACCGAAGACGTGGACCTCGACGAGCTGAAGAACCTGGTCGGTCAGTTCTTCGAGGAAGAGAAGGGGGAAGCGGAGCATTCCGAAGTCGCGCCCATCGAAGAGGGTGAGCCGGCCGAGGAAGACGGAGCGCCGCCTCTGCCTCCGGAAGAGGAAGCCGAGACGCTGGCCGCCGACCGCAGGGCGCGGGCGGCAGATCGCTTCTTGGACGGCAGCCAGCGGGTTCGGACCTCCGACGCCCGGCAGATCCTTGACATGCTTCGCAAGGGGATCGCGCGCACCGGGGACCGCGACCTGATCCGCACGTTCAACGGTTTGGCCTCACGCTTCACGCGCTCCAGCCGGCCGTCGGACGGAGCCTACGGAAAGTTCGCGCGCTCGGCCGCCGCGGTACGCACGGGCGACGTCGGCGAAGACCGCTACAAGAACCGCAACCAGTTCGCGCCCGCCGGCTCCAACCGCACGCTGTCGGCCGAAGATCAGCAGACGCTTCAGGAGGCCTACAACAGCCGCCGAAGCACCAACACCACGGAGGTGAAAAAGTAAACCATGTCTATCACCAGTCTCGGACAAACCATTCCGGTCCTCGGCGTCAACCTGGGCTTTCCCGGCGCGGTGTCGCGGATTCCGAATCCGGTAGTAGTTGCACGCCCCGTCAACACGGGGTCTACCCTCAACCTCAACTTCGGCGATCCGGCCGTTGTGATCTCGGATACCACCGGGGGCACCTGGAAATCCGTCGCCGACTTCATGGCCAACGGGGGCGGTAGCGCAGCCACCGCCCTGTCGAACTTCGCCGGCTTCGCCGTCCGCGAGGTCAAGACCCAGCTCGGCTATCCCGGCACCTACGGCGCACAGACCGTCGGGTACTACGTTCCCGGCGAAATCGCCGAGGTCCTGGAGCAGGGCGCCATCCTGGTCACGCTCGCGGCGGGTACGCCGCAGTCCAACCAGCAGGCGTACATCAGGGTCGTCTCCAATCCGGCGATCAGCACGGTGATCGGTGGGGTCGAAGCCGCGGCAGACGGGGTCAACACCATCACCGTTCCGGGCCTCGTCTTCAAGACCGGCGACATGGATGCCAACAACATGGTGGAAGTCATCATGCTGAGGCGTTACGCCGCTTAGGGCGCGCAGACAACACAAAGGAAAAAGGAGAACAAAGACATCATGTTCCGCTCCATCAAACAATCTCAGCGCGCCTTCGACGCCGCTGGCGGTTCCGGTCAGGCTTTCCTCGCAAGCCAACTTGAACTCATCAAGCCGAAGCTGATCGAGCCGCTCGTGTCGCTCACTTATCCCCGCGATGTGCCCGTTGACATCGGCGGCGGATTCCCCGAGTTCATCTCGGCGTTCGCGGCCAACTACGGTTCGCCGTCCACGCAGTTCTACGGACTGCAAGGCACGTCCAACACGGAAATCGCGGCCGTCTCCGCCGACATCCAGAAGGGCGTGTTCCGCACGGTCGATTGGGCCACCGCGATGGTGGTCCGGTTCCTCGACCTCCAGAGGATCGAAACCGCCGTGCGCATGGGCATCCCTCCGCCCATCTCCCTTCAGCAGCTCTACGAGAAGGGCGTCCGCCACACCTGGGACAAGGCGGTTGAGTACGTCGCCTACCGCGGCTTCCCCAACCAGTTCGCCATCCTGGGCACCTACGGCCTGATGAACAACGCCAACGCCCCGGAGTTCACCGTATCGGGCGGCACCTGGTACACGAAGCTATCCAGCCCGACCTCGATCCTCAACGACGTGAACCAGGCCATCGAGACCGTCATGTCGAACTCGGTCTATGACATCGAGCACGCGATGCCGAACCATATGCTGGTGCCGTGGACCCAGTGGGGCTATATCACGGCCCCCATGGCAATCGGGGGAGTCGGCGTCGTGACCTCGATCAAGAAGTACGTCGAGGATAACTGCGTCGCGACCGCCAGCGGCGAGAAGTTCGTCATCGACCCGCTGCCGAACCCGTGGATCTCGGGCCAGGGTTCCGGCTCGCCGGCCACGGACCGCGCCGTGGTCTACCGCAACGACGAGGACTGCCTCCAGTTGCCCATCCCGCAGGTCATGATGAAGGGGTTCACCGTGCCGACCGACAAGAACGGCGGCAGCTGGGTGACGATCTTCTACGGCAACATCGGACAGATCATGTTCAAGCGCAACCAGACCATGTGCTATATGGACGGGATCTGATTAAGGATAACCGTATCCGGTGTCACAAAACTGAAGAAGGAGAAAGCACAACATGAAGTTCTTGCTCACGCGCGCGAAGTCGTTTCATCAACCAGGCGGGCGCCGCGGCGCCTCCGAATCCATCGTCACTCTGAATCCGGGCGAAGTCGATGCCCCAGAGTGGATACGCGAGACCAACACCTATCGGGCCGGGGTCGCGGATGGTAGCATCCGCGACTTCGCCCCGAAGGCTCCAGGATTTTTCCTTCCTACCAAGGCCCAGCTCATAGAAAAGGGCTACGCGCCGGACGTTGCCGACGAGATCATCGCGCGGCAGAAGGAACTGTCCGAACAATTCACGAAGGATGAGCCAGTTGAGGCGCCAACTCCGAAGGCTCCGCTGATTAACCCGAACGAGCTTGGCCTCAGCTCAGGCGCTCCCGAAACCGTTCCGCTTAGTAAGGCCCAAGTCAAGGCGGCGGCCAAGGAAGCGAAGGTCATGGCGCATCAATCCCTAGCCACCACGTAAGCAGAGGAGATCACCGTGTTTCCAGACGTCAACCTATTGTTGGATGTTGTTTGGGGCCAGGGGGAAGAGTTCATCTACACCAGATTTTTCTCCCAGGCTTCTAACATCGTCCTCGGCACCAATCCGCCCTACAGCGTGGTTGACTTCTCTTCGATCTACCCGAAGTTCATAGGACCGGCCACCGTGCTGACGGGAACCTTTACGAACGGTTCCTCGACCGTCTCGGTAACTTCCACGGCCGGCGTCGCCATCGGTCAGTTGGTGATCGGTTCGGCCATCGCTCCCGGCTCGACTATCACCGGCTTCACGGCCAACACGTCCATCGTTCTGTCCCAGCCGGCCATCGCTGACGGAACCAGCCTGAGCTTCAACGACTACCAGGCCCCGCTGCTACCGCTCGCGGTCATCAACTGCTACATCGCGCTGGCATCTTCTCATCTCGTTCAGGCCCGATGGCTGGATGACTGGCAGATGGGCATGGCGCTTTTCATTGCCCACTTTGCAACTCTGTGGCTACTCTCGGAAGGAAATCAATGCTCGACTCCCGGAAAGGCCGCCGCCGCTGGTTTGGCGCAAGGTATCGCAACGTCGGAGAGCGCCGGGCCTGTGAGCATCGGAATGCAGCCGACCACCGGGTTGGATAATTGGGCATCGTGGACGGAGACTCAGTACGGCAAGATTTTTGCTACGATGGCAAGAACGCAGGGCGCGGGAATGTTATGGATTTACTAGATCACGTGTCCCGTCATAACGCTGTAACCGCAGTCACAGCATTTACCGTTAGTGCTTTCAAAGAAACGGATTACGCTTCCGCCGACGGCGATGCAAGTATCATCTACGCCAGCTCCCGGAATAGATAACCGCTCGCGTATTGTTTTACAAATGCTATCAACCAGGAGTTCTATCTTCCGTTCGTTCATGATTTGATTATACGCCCAATGCCTGCTCCCGTCACCGTCAAGAAATCCGGCCCCGGCCTCGCGCAGTTGAAGGCTGACATTGCGCGTATCAGTAAGAGCGAGGTGCTCGTCGGGATTCCGGCGGACAAAGCGCCGCGCAAAAAGGGGCCTATCACGAATGCCGCGCTGCTCTTCATCCACTCAAAGGGAAGCGCGTTGAAGCACATTCCCGCGCGTCCGGTTCTGGAGCCGGCGATTGCGGCCAACAAGGCACTGATCACTCCGCACCTCGGAGCGGCGGCGAAAGCGGTTCTGGACAAAGACTCTATGCGGGCCGAGCGAGAACTGAAGCTGGCGGGAACGGTCGCGGCCAACGCTGCAAAGAGGTGGTTTACCGATCCGCGAAACCACTGGGCGCCGAACGCTCCAGGAACGATACGACGCAAGGGAAGCGACCGGCCTCTCATCGACACCGGGGCGCTCAGAAGGAGCATTACGTCGGTCGTTCGTGAGGCCTCCTGATGCCGTTCAACCTGGCCCGCGTGACGCAGAACGTGCGGATGGCGCAATGCTTCCAGATCATCCGGCAGACCGGCCAGTTCGCGGCGGGCGGCTGGCAGGTGACGAACACGCAGAACATCCAGGCGTTCGGCGTGATCGGAATAGCGGACGACGAGGCGCTGGCGCAGGTTCCAGAAGGTGACCGGGTGAGAGGCTCGCTGGTGATCTACACCGACCAGCCGATCTATCCAACGAAGTCGTCCAAGATGGTGACCTCCGATCAGATCGAGTGGGACGGCGCTACATATCGAGTCGTTAGCCGTGCGCCTTGGGGTCACTTCGGATACTGGGGCGCGGTTCTCGTTCGAATCACAGGAGACTGATCATGATGCGCGAGTTGGTGGAGTCGATAGCACGGGCCTTGGTGGACGAGCCGGATCAAGTGAGGGTAACCGAAATCCAGGGTCAGGAATGCACCATCTTCGAGCTGAGCACCGCCCGGTCCAACATCGGGCAGGTCGTGGGCAAGAAGGGGCACCTCGCGGACGCGGTACGGACGATCCTGAAGGCCGTCGGGATGAAGGAAGGCCGGCGCTACACGCTGGAAATTCTGGAGCGGTGAGTCGTGGGATCTTCTGTTGTTTTCCCGGATGGGACCATCCTCGTTTCTTCGGCTCTGACGCCGCGCCAGATTGAAGCCATCTTTCAGCCGCTCACGGCGCAGATGCTCGGCTTCGACCCGGTAGGAAACCCAGATCTGGCCTACTTCGCCGTCCGCATCGGCTGGCAGACCGAGGGGCAGCCAGCCTGGGAAGTGACGGATAACGTCTGCGTGCTTACGGCATTTCTGGAGAACGATCCCTTCGCACGCGTTCGCGACAACCTGTACGAGATGACTGGAAGCCCCGCCGACGTTCTGACGGACGAGATGGGCTTCACGCAGGTCTGGAAGATGCATTTCAGCTTCTATGGTCCATCGAGCGCGAACTGGGCGCGGCAAATGATGTCCGCCATGACGCTCGATTGGGTTCACGATGCCCTGGCCGCCGTCAAGATATACCGCATTCCAGCAAGCCCGCGCCCGATGTACGCCCCGGAGTTGTTTCCCGATCCAGGGGGCGTCTGGTACGAGCGCACGGACGTGGAGGTGTACTTCAACGAGCAGGTGTCCGAGTCCCTGGCGCCGGTCACTCCGGCCGAAGAGGTAGTGGTGACGGTCGATACGGATGCCGGAGACTCCAGGACGTTCACGATAGCAGCAAGCGACACGACCGCAATCGGTCCCGACATTACCTGGGATTCCCTGACCGGGTTGCCCTGGTCCCTGTACGATGGAACCAGGTGGCAGTGAGTAAGTTTCATAACTAACAGCCCTATCGGCTGAAAGGAAGACGAAGATGTCAACAGTTCCACCCCTTCCGCTTTCGCAAATCATCAACGTGTCGGTCGTCATCACGCCGGTCGCGGCCGGCCCGACCTTCAATCAGGAGTTGTTCGTCGGGTCCAGCGCCAGAATCCCGTCGGCGACGCGCACCGGGCTCTACATGTCGCTGGACGACGTAGCGGTTGACTTCATGCCGACCGATCCAGAATACCTGGCCGCCATCCTATATTTTCAGCAGAAGCCAACGCCGAGCTATCTGTGGATCGGCCGGCAGGATCTCACCGCCATCGTGACCGCGACGGTCGCCTCCGGAGGTACGGGTTACCAACTGGGCGATATCGTCACTGCCGTCCAGGTGGACGGCTCACTTGGAACCATCCGGGTGACCGCGGAATCGGGAGGGATCGTCTCAGCGATCCAACTGGTCTCCGGCGGTACGGGCTATACGGACGCCTCCGGCATCGCCACGAGCAACACAAATGGCCACGGAACCAACCTTACCCTTGACATAACGGTGGGAGAGACTCCGCTTCAGGCCGTCACCGCCTGCCGGCTTCAGAACACGTCCTGGTACGCCGTCATGTACGTCGGAACGGCATCTGATCAGGACTTGCTGGACATCGCCGAATACATCGAGAAGGTCACGCCGTCATCGGTCTTCTTCCTGACCACCGGAGAGGCCTCGATCCTGGTCGAGGGCGCATCGCCGGCCGGAAACATCCTGGCGCTGCTTCAGGCGATGGGCTACTCGCGGACGTTCTCGGTCTACTCCACGACGCAAAACTGCGTCTATCCATCGAACATCTACGCCTCGGCAGCAGTCTTGGGTGTCATCTCTGGTCGTATCACGAGCCTGCCCGGTTCGTACTTCGACGTGATGTTCAAGTCGGTTTTGGGCATCGGGCCGGAGCCGCTTACCATCGCTCAGGTGGTCGAGATCGCCGGGGCGGTGGACCGCTCGCAGGTCGGTCTGAACGGCAACGTGATCGTCGAGTATCAGAACGGCGACATCTGGTGCCAGTCGGCGGTCATGGCGTCTGGCGAGTGGTTCGACCAGGTACTCTTCCTCGACATGCTGGTGGCCGACATGCAGGCCAGCGGCGTGGCGCTACTCGCCGGCTCGCCGTCGATACCGATCACGGACGGTGGGGTTCTGGCGATGAAGAACGCGCTCGGCGGAGCCTGCCAGCGGTCGCAGGATATGGGATTCATCGCGCCGTCGGGAACCTGGACCGGGCCGAGCATCGGCTCTGGACCGGGGAAGCTCTCCACGGGCGACTCGCTTCCGAAGGGCTACTTCCTGTACGCGCCCCCTGTGAGTCAGTGGCCGGCGGCGCAGCGGGCCAAGCGCATCATGCCGTCGGTCACCGTAGCCTTGGTTGAAGCTCAGTCCGGCCACTCGCTGAGCGTGACGGTATACGTGCAGCAGTAAAGGGCGGGAAGAGTAAAAGGAGAACAAGGAAATGTCAAAGCAACTCACGACCTACAGCGGAATGGACCTCAACTTCGTCTTGGCTCATCCGCTCATCGGAACGATTCAGGCATCCGGCGTCGCGGCCAAGGGCATCAAGTCCGTCTCGATCCGCATGGCGGTCGATCAGTCCAACATCCAGGTCGGCATGGACGGCGCCGTCGTGCCATCCGTGATTCCCGGCGATCAGGGCGAGATCGAGATTCAGGTGTGGCAGACGAGCACGCTTCACCAGGATCTGATGGCCTGGTACAACGCGGTCAAGTCCGCACGCGACGCCGGCGACGTGCAGCAGTGGTTCTCGGCGACGTTGCTCGTGGCCAGCATCGTGGACGGCAGCTCGCACACCTGCACGGGCGTGGCGCCTGCAAAAATTCCGGACAAGCCGTATCAGGAGCAGGCGCAGCCGGTCAGTTGGCAACTCCGCGCATGTAACATCACGAACGAATGATTTTCGTAATGCAGTCGATCTTTAGCGAAAGGATAGTAATATGGAACAGGACAGCGGCGGCACTCCGTTGCCGCGGTACAAATGCCATAAAGAAGTCTGCGCCCTCCGCATCAAGTCCATCGAGCGGGTGAAGGCCCGCGACGGTGAAGACCCGGACGCGGCAGGCGCGATCATCATTCCCGAAGAATCCGGCTTCGCGCCGATCCGCGTGAGCGCCGAGTATCTCCGCAAGCATCGTCCCCAGGTCGGGGGCTACTGGATTCAGTATGACGACGGATACAAGTCGTTCTCTCCATCCAGAGCCTTCGAGGAAGGATACGCGAGGATCTGACGATGCCAAAAGAGCGATTCAAGGACCTCATCGCCGGCAAGACCCGGCTCTCTGTTTCCCCAGACAAAGATGGCAACCTTCCTCCGGAAGACGTTTGGCCCATCTTCAATCCCTCCTGCGGTCGTGATTTCCAGATTGGCCGAGTGACGGCCAACAACGGAAATTGGATCGTTCTTCAGTTGCTAGGTGGCAGGGCGACTGATGAAACCATTTTCACCAAGATCCAGAATTACCTCTTCAACATCATGTCCGTCTACAAAGATGTGGACGGTAAGCGCATACCTATGCGTATCTACGACGAGGGAAGCTGGCTGGTGAAGGAACTCGATCTTGAATATGACCTGGATACGGTGAACATGCTGTACACTGAAGCCCTGGCCTTCAACTTCAACGATTTTTTCGTACGGTCCAGGAAGGAAGAGAAAGATTTGGAGGCGGCGATGGCCCAGGTTTCGAGCCGGTCCCGCTTCCCGACGACCTAAATTCTTTCCTGTGGCGTCCGATCCTGGCGGGCTTTTGGCGGCAGCGTGAGATGAGCGATGGAACGTATGACTTTCAGGATCTCGTGGACATCAACCGGGCGCTCGACGTGCGCGACGAGAACCAGCGGCGGGCCAACCTGGCGGCGGCAGAGATGATGCGTAAAGGCTAGTATAGTGGCCTATGCCGTTTCCCAGTTCTAGCATTGTAGATGCATCCACAAGGAATCCGCTCCGGCGCTGAATTAGGGCGGTCGTGAACAATGGCCCCGATGCCGCTCGAACCATAGGGATCATCGATGTATCCAGTTTGGCCGCATCTTATGCATTTTTCACCTAGTCTCGACTCTGCTGTTCCGCTGTTGCTTATCGGCGTGCGGAGAAAGGACATTTGGTCCTCCTGAACAATATAAGTATACTACTTTATGCCTAACGTCCTTCAGGAATACCTCGTCAAGCTCGGTTTTCAAACCGACTCGCCGTCGCTGTCCCAGTTCAACAACATCCTGGTTCAGGCCGAGGCTACCGTCACGCGGCACGTCGGTGGAATGACCAAGAAGGTCCTGGAAGCGCAAGGGGCCATTGTCGGAGCGTTCACCGGAATCTCTACGGCGATCATCGGACTGGTGGACAAGACGGCGATGGCCGATCAGAGCTACCGCCTGCTCGGTCTTCGCATGATGATGACGACCGATTCCGCGCGCAAGATGGACATGATCACCAAGGCGCTCGGGGCCGACCTTGACCAGATCGTCTGGGACCCGGAGCTTCACGGCCGCGCCGTCCTGATGGCCCAAGACATCAGCAACATGACGAAGGCGTTAGGACCGGACTTCGAGCAGAAGATGCTCGGCATCCGCAATATCCGGTTCGAGTTCTCGCGACTGGGCGTGGCGCTGAAGTTCCTGGGCATGTCCTTCGCCGAGAAGCTGTTCGAAAAGCTGATGCCTGGCGAGGCAGGGGACAGGATCAAGCGGTTCGTGGACTGGTTCGAGAGTAAGATCCCCAATATCGCCGAAACGCTGGCCACGCGGGCGGTTCCAATCCTCAAGGAAACCTGGGGGATGATCAAGGGGATCGGAGAGGTTCTCAAGGCGGCGGGCGCGGCATTCTCGACCTTCGTCGGTCTTCTGTCCGGCGACACGGCTATTCAGAGCGCGACGTTCAGCTTCGAGAACCTGCTGAAGTCCATCGTTCACATAGAGCACGGCATGGTGCGGTTCTTTGGGTGGATCACCAACGCCGAGAAACTGCTGGCCAACTTCGCTACCGGAGTCGGCCTGCTTCTCTCCGGAAACTTCGCCGGAGCTGGCGCCGCGTTCGGTGCCGGCATGGGTTCTTTGACGGGCGGCAGCGGCGCTCTCCTGGGAGCAGTTGGGGGAAGCGGCCTGGCCGGAGTTGCCGGCGGCATACTTGGCGGCATGGTTGGAGGTCCGGTCGGAGCCTTTCTCGGGTCCGCGGCCGGAGGAGCCATCGCCGGCCCGGTGATCGGTGGGGCGGTTGGCTACGGTGCCGGAAAGCTGAACGAAGCCATGCGCGGCGGAGCCCCTTCGGAAACAGGCGGCGGATCGTTGGTCGGTGGCCTCGCCGCCGCCATCGCGCGCTACGAGTCCGGCGGAAACCCGAACGCGCTCAACTTCCGTAACAACAATCCCGGCAACCTTCGGTCCTGGGGAAGCACTCCCGTGGTTGGAGGGTTCGCCCAATTTTCCAGCCCTGAAGCTGGAGCCGCCGCGCTTCAGGCGCAGATAACGAAGAACATCAACCGCGGATTGTCCCTCAACGAGTTCTTCGGCGGTGGCAAGGGATATGTGGGATACGCGCCGTCCGGCGACAAGAACAATCCGGCGGCCTACGCGGCGTGGGTTGCCAAGCAGTTGGGCATCGACCCCAACACGCCGCTGAATCAGATCGCTTCGAGCTACATGAACCGGACGACGGCAGCCACGGCGACGCAGAGCAGTTCGATCCGGCAGGACGTTCACATCGGCCTGGGGGGAATCTACATCACGCAGCCGGGCGCCGACGCCCAAACGATCCAGCGCGCCGTGGCGGACGGCGTAAGGGACGGACTGAATGAGAAGACGAGAACCAGCTTGGCGCAACTTCAGCCAGCCTGGGGATAGCGGATGACTCCTACCATACCAACAGTCGCGTCCGTCGTCAGCCGGGTGTACTACTCCCTCGGTGGCAGCGGCAACTCCGTTCTGGACGCTCTGGCTTGGCGTCCGCCGCAGTGGGTCCGCGGTCCGGCGCTCACCTTGACCGTTACCGACAGTATTCCAGATCCGGATACCGGACAGCCAACCACCCGGCAGACGGCCTACGTGTTCGACGGAGCCATGCGTGCGGATCACGAGCAGCAGGCGGTCATCACGCTGAATCCGATCCAGACGGGCGCCCCGATCACGGATCACGCCTACGTCGTTCCGCCCAGGCTCACCGTCGAGTTGGTGATGAGCGACGCCATGCAGTCTTTCACCGTGGGTCAATGGACCGATGGGCCGTCAAGGAGCGTGTCGGCGTTCAAGACGCTGAAGGACATCCAGAGCAAGCGGAACCTGTGCTCCGTGGCGACCCGCATGGACCAGTACGACAAGATGCTGATCTCGGAGGTGCGGGCGTCAGAGACGACCGACATCAGATACGCAGGGCGGTTCACGGTGGTCTTTGTGCAGATCCTGACGGCGGCAATCGAGGCGACCTCTTCGACGTTCAATCCCGTGACCGACTCAGAGAGGCCGCAGACGACCGTGGAAACGACGGC